GCAATGATTCAAGAATTCAGATTCAATCAGTACTGCGAACGTTTACAGAACTACATGGCTATGAAACTTGATGAAGAATTCAAGTTGTTCTTGCGCTGGAGAGGTTTTAATATTGATACTCAAATGTTTAGTATCATGTTTAATCCTCCTCAAAACTTTGCTGCATACCGTCAAAGTGAACTAGACAATGCTAGAGTAAGTACCTTCACTGCTATGGAGACCCTCCCTTATATCTCAAAACGTTTTGCACTCGAAAGATTCTTAGGATTGACCGAAGAAGAAATCAAGCGCAACGAAATGCTTTGGGAAGAAGAAAACAAAGAAGAAGTGCCGATGGACCCATCTGGTTCAGACTTACGTAATATCGGCATTAGCTCTGGTGATTTCCAATCTGATATTGACACTGCGGATGAAATTGAATCATCTGAAGAAACACCTGCTGAAGGTCCGGATGTTGCAGGGCCAGTTGATAGTGCAGGCGGAGAAGCTGTGCCAGGCGGAGCAGCAGGGCCTGTAGGCGGCGGTATGCAAATCTAAATTAAATGAAAGACTTTATAAAGTTTCTTTTAATTTGGATTTCTCAGAATTTAGCTATTCCGTTTTGGGTGGTGGGTCATGTTCACTTAAGCATGAATATGAATATCTACCAAGACTTGCATATAATATTAGCATCACTTGGGATGAATATTATTGTAGCCATTGGATTTTGGATAGACTACAAATCACAGAGTTAATTTAGTCGCCAGCCGCCCAAAGTTTTGTATTTCCCATTAATGAGTTTGCTTACGTTACCTCGTTCCAATGAAAAGGTTACTGTAAACTCGTATTGAGTCAGCCGAATTACTTCATTAGTTTTTGTGTTTTGAAAAGTATGCACTGTAGGAATATACCTAGAGTTATTTTCCCCGCACATCCTAGTGTGTCCTTTGTTGTGATGATTAGCTGAATCATATCCGGGCTTCTTAGTGTAGTGGTTATCTCCACTAATCTTTTCTTTATTTCTAACATCTTTCATAGGATGTTTGTCTCCTATTAAGGTTCTGCCACCTGTACCGGATTCTTCAATCATATTTGCCCAGCGCGGACTTTCGACTACATTCCATAGCCTACTATAATACATTCCCCATTTGCCAAGTTCTTCTTTAGACTCGCATTCCTTTATGACAATAGTTGTTATGTCTGCACCGTATTTCTTAAGATGGCGCCGCCAATACAACCCGGACCCGGTATATTTGAGTGGGTTCTTTTTTGAAGTTTGACACAGGTAATGGAGTTCAGTAGTTTTGTGTACTTTAACACATAGATAATAAATAGTCATTGCTGGTGCTCTTTCGTAGCATTAGAGCGAGTAGATGTTGGTAGCATCGTGACCCGCAACTTTATTTATCATTCAGCGATAAATAAAAGAAAGGATGTGACCAATGCAACTGTTTGAAATGTTCGATGCACCAATTAATGGTCTACAAGATGTCAATGATGACAACAGCAAGCCGGTGTGGAGAACATCCCGCAAAACTAAATTGACTCTCGCTCAGATTAGAAAATTACGTAGAATGATTGATGTGCGTAACTATGAGAAGCAGATTTATTTGGGCAAGGTCCGTAATCAATACGGGGCTAAACCAGAAGCAGAAGCCGGCGCTGCCGCTTAATTACTATAGTAATATAAAAAACTCAAAAAAGTAGTACTTATTGAGTACTTTTCCTGACTACGGCATAAGTAATTCTACAAAGCCATTTCTATTCAGGAGAAAATCTAATGGACATTAAGAAATTTGAAAAGTTAATTGACCTCGTAATCAATGAGGACAACGAAAGAGCTAACGAGCTATTCCACGAAATTTGTGTTGAAAAATCCCGCGAAATCTTTGAGTCAATCTTGGCTGAAGATGACATGGACATGGACGACGATTCACTTGAAGAAGGTGAAGACGGCGGCATGGGCGGACAAGTAGGTGATCTACTTGACGAAATTAACGCAGAAGAAGAAGGCATGACCGAAGATGAAGAAGAAGACATCGACTTTGGTGATGAAGAAGTAGAATTCGGAAGCGACGAAGACGGCGAAGACCTAGAAGGCGGCGATGAAGTTGAAGATGCTGTAATCCGCATCGAAGACAAGCTAGACCAGTTGATGGCTGAATTTGAAGACATCATGGGCGGCGGCGCAGACGCAGGCGATGACATGGACTTCGGCGGCGAAGAAGGCGACATGGACGGCGACGAAATGGACTTCGACGGCGAAGAAGACGAAGAAGCAATGATGGAAGCTGTTCAGCTTAAGAAAGTTTCTGTAACTCATGGCGACAATGGCGTACAGACAAGAAGCCCGAGCCTACAGAACTCAGGTCAGGCTGGCATGGACAGCAACCCAGTAAAGTTCAGCGGTCACGATGAAGCAGTTCCTACTGCTCCTAAGGCTCCAAGCAATTTCTACTCAAAGGGTGAAACATCTGTAAAGGGTGCAGGCAACTTCAAGAATGCTCCAGGTAAGGACAACTTCAAGGACAAGGGCGAAGCAGCTCCTAAGCCAAAGCACGGTGACGATGGCGCGCACACAAGAAGCCCAGTTGCTGAATCACGTAGACCAGCACGTAGACCAATTCGCTAAGGGAATCTGAGAGAAATGGCTTTGTATCTCAGAGAAAATCTAACGTTCGACCGCGCAGGCATGGTGGTCGAATCTATTCGTGAAGAGGGCGCCGATTTTAAGACCCTCTATATGAAGGGGATTTTCATTCAGGGCGGGGTAAAAAACGCAAATGAGCGTGTTTACCCCGTCAATGAAATTGAAACTGCGGTAGATACTCTAAACAAGCAAATCTCAGAAGGCTACTCCGTTCTCGGTGAAGTCGACCATCCCGATGATCTTAAAATCAATTTAGACCGTGTATCACACATGATTACAAGCATGTGGATGGACGGGGCCAACGGTTTTGGCAAACTAAAAATTCTTCCTACTCCAATGGGTCAACTAGTAAGAACTATGTTGGAGTCAGGAGTAAAGCTAGGTGTATCCAGTCGTGGATCAGGTAATGTAAACGACATGGATGGTAAAGTCAGTGATTTTGAAATTATCACTGTCGATATCGTCGCCCAACCTAGCGCACCGAACGCATATCCCAAAGCAATTTATGAAAGTCTCATGAACATGAAGCACGGACATAAAATGTTAGAGATTGCTAAGGAAGTACAGGGTGACAAAAAAGTACAACGATTCCTTGGTGAGGAAGTAAAGCGTCTCATCAATGAACTTAAATTATAAAAGGAATCAAATAAAATGTTAGATGCTATCAAGCCATTACTTGAAAGTGGTCTCATCAACGAAGATATCGGGCAGCAGTTAAATGAAGCCTGGGAAACTAAGTTGAATGAAGCTCGCCAAAAAGTACGTGCAGAACTCCATGAGGAATTTGCACAACGTTATGAACATGATCGTAGCGTGATGGTTGAAGCCCTTGACAAGATGATGGCTGAAAATCTCTCAGACGAAATTCGTGAATTTGTAGACGAGAGAAAAGCGATGAACGAAGACCGTGTTCAAGCGAAGCTTAAGCTTCGTGAAAATGCAGCTAAGTTCAACGACTTTATGGTCACTAAGTTAGCCGAAGAAATCCGTGAATTACGTTCAGATCGTAAGGTACAGATGGAAAATCAGCAGAAGCTAGAGCAATTCGTTGTTCACGCCCTATCAAGAGAAATTAAAGAATTCTCACAAGATAGACAAGCAGTAGTCGAAGCTAAGGTTAAGTTGGTTGCAGAAGGTCGTAAGCAGCTTGAAGCACTCAAAGCAAAATTCATTGCTGAAAGTGCCAAGAAGCTTAGCTCAGCAGTCGCAGGTCAACTTAAGGGTGAACTATCACAGCTTAAAGAAGATATCAAGATTGCAAGACAAAATAACTTTGGACGTAAGATTTTCGAAAGCTTTGCAAGTGAATTCTCTGTAACTTATCTAAATGATAAAGCAGAAACTCGCAAAGTAATGAATGTTCTTGCTTCTAAGGAAAGACAACTTGCCGAAGCTACATCAAAGCTAGCACAAGCAGCTAAGATTGTAGAATCGAAAGACCGTGAAGTTCGCATTATTAAGGAATCTTCGCAGCGTGAGAAGACAATGGGTCAACTATTGTCAACACTTAACACTGAGAAAGCCGAAGTAATGGGAGCATTACTAGAAAGCGTACAGACAGCAAAGCTAGAAAACGCTTTCAACAAGTATCTACCAGCCGTTCTCAATACTGGCTCAGAGATTGCCCCTAAGAAAAAGGCACTAACTGAATCTATTATTGCAGAAGCAACTGGTGATAAAACTGCCAAAAAGACCGTAGAAGTCGATATCACAGAAACAGATAATGTGATCGACCTCAAGCGATTAGCAGGGCTATAATAAAAACCGACATAATTTAGGAGAATAATATAATGTCAAAAGTACTCTTAGAAAGCCGTTGGGGCGAAACAAAAGACGCCCTGCTTGAAGGCTTAAAGGGCAATCGTCGTTCAACAATGAACGTATTGCTTGAAAATACCAAGAAGCAGCTTCTTGCTGAAAGTTCAGCCGGAACTACAACTGCCGGTAACATTGCAACACTAAACCGTGTTATCCTTCCGGTAATTCGTCGTGTTATGCCAACTGTTATCGCTAACGAACTAGTTGGTGTTCAGCCAATGACTGGCCCAGTTGGTCAGATTCACACTCTACGTGTGCGTTACGCAAACTCATTGACTGACAACTCAGCAGCAGCAACTTCGGTAACTGCTGGTGAAGAAGCTCTTTCACCATTCAAGATTGCACAGGCATACTCACGAGTGCCGCTTGATGCAACCGACACTAGCTTCTACACAGGCGCTGATACAGCGGCTCTAGAAGGTAATGGTGGTAAGCAGATTTCTGTTCAGATTCTTCGTCAGGCTGTTGAAGCCAAGTCACGTAAGCTACAAGCTCGCTGGACTTTCGAAGCTGCTCAGGACGCTCAGTCACAGCATGGTATCGACGTAGAAGCAGAAATTATGGCTGCTCTTGCACAAGAAATTACTGCTGAAATCGATCAGGAAATCTTGCTTTCACTTGCAACTCTTGCTTCAACTGAATACACATTCAACCAAGCAACTGTTTCAGGTACTGCTACTTACGTTGGTGACGAACATGCTGCTCTAGCTGTTCTTATCAACCGCGTTGCAAACTTGATTGCACAGCGTACTCGTCGTGGTGCAGGTAACTGGGCTGTTGTTTCACCAGCTTCGTTGACTGTTCTTCAGTCAGCTACAACTTCTGCATTCGCTCGTACAACTGAAGGCACTTTTGAAGCTCCAACTAACACTAAGTTCGTTGGTACTCTTAACGGTGCAATGCGTGTATTTGTTAACTCATATGCACCAGACACTCAGCCAGTACTTGTTGGATACAAGGGTTCATCGGAAACTGATGCA